TCTGTATAAATAGAAAACCCGTGAGGCGCGTATTCCTTTGACACGCGACTAACGTGTGGGGCTAGACTAGCCATTTAAATTCTCCTAGTCATGCTGCGGTGAGGGCCGAAGCCCTCACCGCGCACACGTTAGTGGTTAGCCCCAGCTACCGAGGCCGTTGAAGTAGACCTGAGCGGTGCCAGCACCGGCCAAAGTCTCATGGGCAACAGCAACGATGTGAACGCTATTTGAGTTAGCCGCCCACGTTGCGTTGCCCGCACTGGTCAGGGTCCTGGCCGCGTTGGTCATAATTGCGACATGACCAGCAGTAACAGCACCAGCAAACGCCGCATCAACAATGCCGAGGACGCGGATAAGAACGTCTTCGCCAGTGACAAAGCTGCTCTTTCCCGACGAACCCAGCACAACGCCGACAGGGGCAATCTGTACAGGGCCCGTGCCAACGACACAATCCTGAGTCGTCATGCCGTCGTCGGTAGAGCCGACAAGGGGGTTAATCTGAACCACATCGCCCGCCGAGAGGGCTTGATGGGCTCGGGCTCCAATGTCCAGCGCAAGGGCCGAACCACCAAACATAAAATTAGACATTTGAGTGTCTCCTTTCCCAGCTTAAAACTGGACTGTGCCAGAGAAGTCGGTGCAACCCTGCCGCTTGAGACTAGAGGTAGTGATCATAGCGGTAAGGTAAGTGTGGGCGATAATAACATCCGAGTTAGGCGGGGTCATAAAGTCCGTCATGCGGAAGTCGTCGCTAGAAAGAATAGCAAGCTGCATACCGACGCCAGTGGCCGCGCCCTTAGCCAGGGGGTTCTTCCCAGGAACTGAGAAATGCTCTGGCTTGAGGTTGAAGTCGTTGACGCCACGCTTGCCGGTCGTGGTCAAGAAGTAGGTCTGACCGGTAGCAGACAACTCATCGTCAGGCACAACCGGGGTGCCGTTGAAGAGGAGGTTCTGGAAACCCTGGTCCCAGAGAGCCTTGTCCCGCTCTTCCTGATTCGGAGCCACCAGCCGCTTGAAGAAGCGGTAGACAGCCGGGTCGGTGATGATGATGTCTGGATGGGTGCCCTTGGCAGAGCAGTCCATGTACACCTGTTCCCAGGCGTCCAGGCCATCAGTACCGAAAGCGGTAATCTGACCGTAGCGGTTGCGCCAGTTCACGTAGGTGCGCTTGTTGATACCACCAACGCTCGTGTAACCAGCCGACTGCTGGTCAGCGCCAGTGCCGTCGTCTTCAGGCCGGAACTCAATCATCGACTGCAAGCCGTTAAGCTCCAGAACGTTGCCAGTTGCGAGTTCCGCACCACCAGCCGCATAAACCTGGCGGTTGAGGTCGTTGATCATGCTGATCTTCGCAATCGCCAACTTGGACTGGAGAAGGTTCACGATCTGCTGGGGACCACGGTTCTGAGCAAGCTCAGTGTTGTCCACGACGATTGACGAGCGGTTCTTGTACCACGTCGGGTACCGGGCCAAATCAGGTCCGTCTTCGGGAGTGGTCGAGAACGTTGCGTAGGTGCCGATGGCTCCCACGTTCTGCGACTCGGTGAGAACCACAGGGAGACGGCACTCGGTACCACCCTGGTACTGAACGGCCCCCTGCCGGTAAAAGTGCCAAAGGAGCGGGTTGGCCTGGACTATTTCCATAGCCACAGTGTCCCGCTGCACATGCATCGTTGTTGAATAAACACGATCCAGTGCGAGAGCAGCAATAGTTGTTGCAGGCATTAGATTTCCTTAGTTGCCAAAGTTAACTCCCTGCTCCTTTAGCGCCCTAGTTGCGGCTTCAAGCGGGCTTTCTCGCCTACCCTTCCTCACAACAGAGCCTTGCCTACTGGCAACAGGAGCAGCCTCTTTTCGCTTCTTAGACTTGGCCGTGTTCTTCGCAACCTTCCGGCTCGACTGAGCCATCTTTGCTGCAAGTCTTACGGCACGATCAGGGTTGACCTCTGCGAGGTCAGACAGATCGGGATCGGTGTCGAGAATGCGCCCAACCTCTGCCGCCATAGTGGCGTGATCAATGGCTGGGTTTTCTTTAGCGAATCGTTGGTATGAGGAAACGACCTTCTGCTGTTGCGCCATCGGCTCAAGGCTTGTCAACTTTTCGTTAAGACCGATCTCTGCGAGACGAGCCTCAACCTGCTTGTTGACGTAGTAAAGGATTACATCTTCCGGCTTTGCCCCTCTTGCCAAGTCTGGCGGGGGTGCCTTCTCTTCCTCTTTAGCCTTCTTTGCCTCTGACTTTTCAAGGATGATTTGATCAACGACTGATCGCTGATCATCCAGGCGACGTCGCTCGCTCGCGATTGCCTGGGTTTTCCTTGTGTAGTCAGATTGACGCAGGAATCCCTTACTGAGCGCACCCTTGACATCTTCGGGGATATCGTCCCTAGTCTGTAGGTACCCCAGGGGGTCAGTAGAGTAATCTACCTCTTCCTGCTCTTCGCTATCTTCATTTACGACGACCTCGTTTGCCGAAGCGCCGATCCCATCGGACGGAGTATCCTCATACTGGAGTCCATCACCTGGGGTATCGGTGGCATCTATTGGCATCAATACCTCTCCCGTTTTTCGGCATAGCCGATTGGTTTGACATTATGTCGCTGCATTTCGCAACCATTGTCAAGTATCCTGGCCACCATGTCCTCTAAAAAGATACGAATTAAAGACGACGAAGTGGTTGAGTGGCAGCAGAGGATTGATGCTGCCGAAAAGCGCCTAGAGGAAAACCTTCTTCCACGCTGGAAGCAGGTTCTCGATGACTACGTTGCCGAACACGGGCACGACGAGCTAAGCCTCGCTGTAGACGGGGGCGTAAACTTCAACTTCCTGCTAGCCACAGCAAACGTTCTCGTTCCAAACATAATCTCCGCAGAGCCATACGTTAGGTTTCTCCCACGAAGGCCCGGGGACGAAGAGAGCGCAAGGCTAGCCGAGGGCGCGGTCAACTATGTGTTTCGTGAGATAGACGTCAAGTCAGTCGTTCAAGACGTTGTTCTCGACGGCCTGATGTTTAACTTTGGCGTTGCCAAGGTTGGCTACGATCCGTCTGGAGCGTTTCTTCTGGACGAGGAATACGAAACGGGGCCAGAGCATACTGACGCGGAGGACGAGGGGGGGCTGGACGAATACGAAGCGAGAGAGCTTCGTCGGATCATGGCAGAGGAAGACATACCCTTTGACGACGGGCCCCAAGACAACCCGACCATTGAGCGCGTTCCGCCATGGAACCTACTCACCCCTCCCGGCTACTCCGACGTACAGAAGTGCCCGTGGGTTGCCGAGCGCCTTACTGTCCGTATCGAAGACCTCAGGGCCGATGATCGGTTTTCAATCCCCAGGGAACTCTCGCCTGATGCCTGGCTAACCGAGACGCTTCCAAGCGGGTACTCCGGCACTGCCCACGACAGGGGGCACGAATACGAAGACGAGCCCGAATTCGTTACTATCTACGAGCTACGGTATTGGGCCAAAACCAAGTCCGGCCTTCGTCGCCGGATCTTGTGGCTAACCAAGACCCAGGACTACCTGAAGCCGCAAGAGTGCGTTATTCGCCACATCAACGATCCGCTTAACACTCGCGGATACCCATACAGGTCTCTTTCTTTCACGAGAATACCGGGCCGAATGCACTCCACCCAGGTTTCCGACCTAGCCGCGATTAGGGACATTGCCGCTAGGTTGAACCAAGAGTGGTCTCAGCTTTTGCACCACCACTCCATCTCGTCCAAGCGCAAGTGGGTTGGGCTGCCCGGGATCCTTGAGGACGGCTCGCTGTCCGCCCTGCTTACGTCTGATGCCGACATGGAGGTTGCAGAGATCCCGGCTAACGTGGGGGACATCAGAAACGCAATCATGCTTCTTCCAGAAGCGCCGCCCCCGTCAACCACCGTTTCCGTCATGCAGGGCCTACAGCGCCTAATGTACGAAATCAGTGGGGTTGATGTTTACCAACGCGGTGGCGTGGGGCGAAAGGGCACAACCGCCACAGAGGTGGCCATTGCCGCGCAGGGATCGTCAAACAGATCAGCCGTTCGCCTAGGAACCGTAGAGCGGTTCATTGAAAACATTGGCCGCCTAGTCCTGTCAATCATCCGCCAATACTGGGACGAGCCGCGCTACCTTCGTGTCTCTGGCCCAGCCGGGAGCGACGACTTCATAACACTGAGCCCAGGTGACATATCTGGCATGTTTGATGTCCGCGTTGAGGCTGGCAGCACCATCGGCAAAGATCCCGGCACAGAGCAGCAGGCGTTTATGGGCCTACTGAACACAATCAACGCCACGGTCAACTCCTTGATCCCTCTTGTTCAGGCGGGTATCTCTAGCCCCGACACCATCACAAACTTCGTGGATCGCGCCTTCTCGATTTGGCAGCAAGACAAGAGGATGTTGATGGAGCCGCTCGCAGCGCTCCAGGCCGCATCTACGCCAGCGCCAGCCGGTGGTGGCGGCGGTGGTGGTCCTGTGGGCCCAGAGAGCGTCCAGGGTCGGGGCATGGGGGCTGATGGGCAGCCCCTAGCTGGCCCGCCAACAACCAGTGGCACGGGCGGCACAGCCGACGTGGCTACGCTTATGTCTAGAGTTAGGGGATAGAGTGCCTTACTACCCAATGCGCTGTCTGTTTGAAACCTGCGGCGCGGAGTTTGACTATTTCACGAAGCCTGATCTTTATGAGATCAGCAAGCGAGACGGGTTCCGAGACATCCGATGCACTCGATGTGGCAGCACCGGAACCCTGGATCGCTTCTACCCACGCGACTCAGCCCCAGCCAACCTGACCGTCAAGGGCACATGGGGCAAGCACGCCAGCCCAGAACTCAAGGGCCGCGACTTCTACACCAAGCAAGAGCGGGATCGTCAGCTTGCCGAGATTGGGCGCGTTGCAGTTCAAGACGACGAGGGCCTTGAGCCAAAGAAAAACCACGCAGCGAAAACCTTCGCCCCTGACGGCTCTGAGGTTGTGAAGCCCAAGCCTAAGAAGGCGCGTCGTGTTGTGATTGACGCAAGGGTCGCGAAGAAGAGCAAGAAGAAGAGCAAGAAGAAGGCTGCTCCGACTGGCCCTCGCCCAACCGAGATCATCCAGCAGTATGCCAGCGAGCAGGGCGGCTCTTTTAGTTACGGCGATCTCATTCGTGACATCGACACCGATCCCAAGAGCCTCCTTGGAGGGATCATTAGCGGGATCAAGACGGGGTGGCTTCAGAAGGGCGAGGCCGAGAAGACATATCGCCTCACCTCCCCTTCATAAGCAACCTGCTCTTCGCCTTCTTAGTCCAGGTTTCGTAGGCGTCCCAGTCTTCGGAAGACCACAGGTTGTGGTTGCCTGAGGCGGCCCGCACCTCTTCCTTTCTCACGTCTGCCCCGCTTCCTGGGCAGTAGTGCGCGACCGCGTTTGCGATCATCAGAGCAACACAGGCGTCGTCGTGCTTGCCTGCCGGTGCGGACATTTTCGCGTGACCCTCATCGCCGTCTGGCGTCATCTTTAGCACGCGCCTATACGCCGCCATCTCCGACAAGACGGCCTGCGAGCGTATCTTTATGTAGTCGTCTTTAAGCGCCTTCTGGGTAAGCCCCACCATTGCGGACTTGCTCTTCCTGTTGGTGTCCCAGCCAAGCATCACGGAGTTCACCGTCAGGGTGTCTACAGAGCGGCGGCGGTATAGATTCCAGTATCTGGTTTGGTTCAACATCGCAACCAGGCCAGCCCCAAGCCCCGACACTTCTGGGGCCAGGACTGCGTTGTTGTAGTACAGGGCCAACATAAGCATCTGCTCCGCCAGCACATCCAAATCCACTTTCCCGCGCCATTCCGCAACCTGCTCCATACTTGCTATGTCTATGACTACGGCGTGGTCCCAGTCACGGCTAGCCGCGCCCTTGCTTACGTCTGTGCTTACAACATATCTTCTTCCTTGGTCGGGCTTTTTCCAAACCGACAGCCTGCCAGACCCCTCCATGGTCTCCTCAATATCCGGCCTGTAGTTTGTGAATAGCCTGGCCCTGCCGCCCTCGTTCCCCGACCTGTCTACAATCTCAAACCACTTGTGTTCTGGGCAGTCGTTGTCGTCGCCCTTTTTCTGAGACTTCGGGGCGCAAAGCTCGCACCAGCACCCACAGTTCTCTATCTGGTTGTAGATGATCTTCTGGTCAAACACGGGGCTTCCGGTGGCAGAGAATGCCTCCTCGTCAGTTGACGGGTACTCCATCTTGAAGCGCTCTAGGCTTCCGCCGCACTTGCTTACGAGCGTTTCGCGCCTCCACTGCAAGCTCTCAAGGTCTAGCCACTTGTCGAAGCGATCAAGCAACGACCGCTCTTCGGCGTCTAGGCTTGCGCGGAACTCCTTCTCAGGCACGTTCAGCTTTCGCTTGTACTCGTCCATGAGGAACCACGGAGTGAAGAGCGCGTACCAAGTGCTGTCTGGGTGCCCGGGAAAGCGCCTCTTCAACGCCATCCACGGCGGAATCTCATCCCACCAAACGTTGGCCGATAGGTACTGGCTGTGGTGGAAGTCTCCCGCGCCGTTACACGTAGACTCCACGTAGACCATTGTCCCTGGCTCGTCTGGCACGACCTGCAACGTCGCCAGGAAGAACGCCTCTGGGTTCTTGTAGAAGGCGACCTCTGAGCAATGAACCTGCCTAGCCGTAAACCCACGGGCGTCGTCAATGGACTTCGCCGTCATAACGATGAACCGTGATCGCAGGCCCGCAGGC